ATGGTATGATAAGGTGTGGGTCCTTGACTCTCAGTGGGGTGATAGAGCATCCATGATAAAGAGTGAGGCTCTGCTTAAACAAGGAGAGACCGTGTTTATATGGCCAGAAACACTAGGTAAGAAATATAAAGACTTTAATGATTTAGCTCGAGCTGCTAATAAAGATGAAATTAGTTGGGCTTGGATACAAAAAAATACCTTCGAAGGACTCGAAGGTATTGTTAAGATGACTGAGATTAAAAAGTATACTAATGCTTAAACTCCTTTGAGTGCTGGGTTTTCTGACTGTGCAAGATAACCACGGAAAGTTTCATTAAGAGCAGCAAGATCAGTAGCTACTTTTGATACACGACGTTGCTCACCACTCATCTTATCAAATAGAGTGTCAGCTTCAGCATTACCAATTGCATAGGCAATAGAGTTAGGATCGTTACTATCATTAAGCTTTTTAAGAAACTCATCACCTGAGTTAATCCAACCTTTAAGTGTATTAACCATTGCAGCATTTGCTTGACCAATTGCTTCTGCAGCTTTAACAGCAGGATCAACTTCAGCAACTTCTGTATCTGCTTCCATGTCTACATCAAAATCTTCTGATGAAGTATCATCGTCAAGCTCTGCATCAAATGCCTCTTCATCCTTAATATCTTCATTAAGGACCTTAAAGAATCTCTTTTCAAATTTACTCATGTCAATATTTAGTCTCGAGACTAAATAATAATACATGAATGTTGCAAGTAATCCGTATTATGTAGGAGCTGCGAAGGATCCTATCAATCAACAAATGGATCTTGGTGGTCAAGAACGTATGTATAAAGATCAAGAACAATTCCAAAAAGCAGATTCTATTTTACCTCATGAATTAGAAGGTATTATAGAGGTTCTTGGAAATACCTTTGTATCACTTGCAGATCTTCAACGTATGCTCGAGAATGTTAAACAGAATGAAACTGTTGACAGTAAGCATGTAAGTCAACTACAAGACAAAATTGATCAAATTAATAATCTGATTCTTGAACTACCAGAAGAGCTTAATAAAATATCGCTATAACAGTTGACTATCTTATAAGATAGGTTATACTTACTAGTATATGGTTAGATCACTATTTATTACCGCAGTTGTATCTGCTTTGTTTGCTTATGGTTTAGGTGCATGGTTAAATTTCTGGCAAGGGTTTGCTCTTGCAACAGCAGTACAGTTTGTTGTGTTTTGGTTTATTAATAACCTTAACGTTACTAATAAGGAAGCTCTATATGCAGAGTTTGAAACTGAAATGGATGCTGTATTATCGTTGAGTAGGGTTTCTACCACTTGTGTATGTGGTGATTATACTTTTGATGTAGATGTCTTTGCTAATACAGAGAATGTATTCAGATGCCCTAAGTGTAACAATAATGTAGAACTTGGAATGATGAAGACACCTATTCTACAAACTAACCCGGAAGAGGTAACTGGTGAATAAATACGTATATGAATAAAATTATACTATCATTTCTGGCATTGTTCCTTATAAGCTGTGATGGTACATATACATCTTATTCATATACCCCTGTACCCACTACTACCGTATATAGAAGTTATACTCCAACGTATTATCAGCATACTATCGGTTCTCGTTACTACGGTTCACGACATTACCCACCGTATATCTCTTATCCACGTAGGTCATATTGCCCTCCAACAGTACACAGGCATGTATCACAACCTGTACGTGTACGAACTAGCAAATATAAGAGTAAGACCACACCGTAAGGAACTCCGATATAATTAAAGAGTAATGAATAAGAACATAACTCTTAATAAAAAAGACGGTACTACAGAAGAAATGACTCAAGAAGCTTTTGCTCGATGGGCTTGCTTAGTTGAAGGTATTCAAGCAGTAGATCAAAAGCTAGTTGAAGCGAATGTATCAGATAAAGATACTAAGTGGGTTAAACCGTTAGCGTTTGAGAAGTATATTCAAGAGAGGTTTCATTCTATGTTACGAGATGTTGAGGTTGAGCATGAGCTAGGTAATATCTAAGGTTGATTTAATACAAACTAAAAATAAATACTTTAAGTAAAAGATTTTATTCCGAAGTAGCTCAGCGGTAGAGCGGGTGGCTGTTAACCACTAGGTCGTAGGTTCGAACCCTACCTTCGGAGCCAATTTAACTGTTGCATAAGCAACAAAATACTATACAATAAATACGATATGCTAAAAACTATTATATTAACAACGTTGGCTGCAGTTGGTTTTGCCTCTGCAGATGTTACTGCACTTCCTCTAGAAGTATTCTCTACGTATAGGGATACAGATGTCTGGCGCGGTGCTAAGTTTGGTGACAGTGATAAAGTAACAGGTGTAAGTACTGCTTATGAATTTAACTTTGCACGATTGGAAGCTTCTTATTCATATGCTGATAACTCTGAGCTTAATAACACTAATCTATCAGTTGGTTTTGTTCGGGACTTCTCTCTTGAAGGGTTGGGTGAGTTTACTGCAGGAGTAGCCTATAAGCGATACACTGGAGGAACAGATCTTGCTGGTGATGTAACTAGTGAAATTGGTGTTTCATTTGCTAAAGAGGTTTTCAATACTAATATTACAGGCACACAATACTTTACTACTGAAGGTAATGGATTGGGATACTTTGAACTTACAGCTAAGCGCTCTATTAACCCATTTCCATATGTGCTTGACAATCAAGTATTTGTTGATCTAAGTGCTACAGTTGGTTATAGCTTTGATGAGTCAGAGTTTACCCACACTCAACTAACACTTAGTAAAGATTATGATTATAATTACTTCGGTGGAATTACTCTTACCCCTTTTGTTTCATTTGTAAATGTTGCATCTGATACAGCTGGTACCATCTATGCTGGTTCTGATGATGAGACACTTACAGGAATCTCCTTTTCAAAGAGCTTCTAAAGTTACATAACAATACAATACTAGTAAAAAAGCCTAACCGTCTGGTTAGGCTTTTTTTTATTCGGTATAATCTTTAAAGTTACCTATAAGGGTAGTATCTGTAGGAGTGAATCCAGTTGGATAAAAACCTGCAGAGCTTTCTGCATCAAGTATCATACGATCAACAGCATTACGGTTACGAGCTTGTCCAAAGAACGACCCACTAGCGTTTGTAGTTAGTAATCCAAATAACACTAATTCATTATTAAGTAAAAACATTGCTGGGCTTCCTGAATCTCCACCTACAGCTAATTCATACCACGATAAGTATGGTTCTGGTGTACCAGTTGTATAATTTGAATATTTAGCATACTGATCTCCATGATAATCACTAGTATTATTATCAGTAAAGCTACTATAATTAATAGAGTAAAGTGTTCCTGCTAATGATTTTTCTTCTTGATCTGTACGTAGATATGGACAAGCAGCTGAATCAGGAAATATTACAGTATCTGATACCGGGCTAATTATATTTGTATTAAAATACTTATAACTATCTGCTGGCAACATCTTAAGTGGTTCAATAGCTGCTGGTAGTGCTGAATCTAGAAGAGCAACACCGAAATCACCTTCATTGATACTAGAACCTGGAAAATCCATAGTCCCTACAATTTCTCTTACATATTGATTATTGCTTCGATCAACAAAGACTACTTCATTACCAACTTGATAATTAGCATGTTTTGCATATAAAATATGTTGTGGTGTAATTGCAACACCTCCGAGTTGTGTACCACCTCCTTGATTTATTCTACTATTCCAAGCAACTATACCGGTACTACCGAAGATACCATGCAATGGGTTACCAGTATAACGTGTTAGATTTTCTTGTGAAGTATAGTCACTAAATATATCAACATCTGTAAGAGGATTATATGCACCGAGTAATGAATTAATGTTGCTCTTAATAATAGTCAACATATCATCTGTACCAGGCGCTGGAGGTGGGGATGGTTCAGGAGATGGTTCAGGAGCCGGTGGAGAATATACCGGTGGTGCTGGTATAGGTGTTTCTGTTATAAGATCCGGGGTTGGAGTTATTGGCACTGGGGTAGGTGTTGGCTCTCCGGGTTCTGGTACCGGTGTAGGTGTTGGTGTTGGTGGGGTAGCAGTAGGTGTCTGAATTTCCGGTGAATTAGAAATTGGATCTTCTGGGTCTGGGGATGGAGCAATAGGTGTAGGTGTAGGTGTTACCTCAGGAGATGGTTCATTTTGAGGAGTAGGCCATGGTGTTGTTGGTGTATCAGTGGGTGTTGCTGTCGGTGGTGTAGGTGTTATTTGTGTAGGTGTAGGCAACTCCGGTGTAGGGGTAGGCAACTTACTATTAGACATCGATACAGAAGGAGTAACAAATGGTGCACCTGATTCAGAAGGAGATGGTGTAGTACTTGGTGTAGGACTTGGTGTAGGGCTACAGATAACTGGGCAGTTGAGAGTGTAAGTCCAGGTTGGTTTATCATTAACTGGGCTTTGAATAGTCATAAATGCCTCATCTTGATTAAAACGTGGTACAGAGTGAGTAATACTACCTGAAAGAGTTGAATTAACTACCGGGTAACCATCATCTGCAAGAGTAGTACCACTTATGTCAGTCTTTTCCTTATCAATAGCATTTATGAATACATGTCTCTGTGAACCATTAAAGTTAAATTTACTATGACCAACAAAACCAGTATCAATTACAACTGCACCTTTGTATGTGACAATAAATCTATCTGGACCATCTTCTGTTCTATAGTTAAGAGTAATGCACCTTGTAAACAAGTTAGAAGGAGTAACAGAAGGCGAAGGAGTAACACTCGGTGTAGGTGATCCGCTAGGTGAGTTACTTGGTGTAGTACTAACTGACCTTGATACACTTGGTGTAACACTTGTTGAAGGTGAGTTTGATGTAGATGGGCTTGGTGTATCACTAGGAGTAACACTTATTGAAGGAGTATTACTAGGTGTTTGTGTTGGTGTATTAGTAGGTGTTGGAGTTGGTGTTGAACTCGGAGTAGTAGAAGGGGTTGGTGTATTAGAAAGTGATGTGCTAGGTGTTGGAGTGTTCGAGTTACTTGCAGTAGGGGTTGCAGATCTCGTAGTACTTGGTGTTGGTGTAGCTACAAAGCTTGAAGAAGGTGTAGTACTTGGTGTTGGGGTAGGTGTTGGTGAAGCAGATACTCCTGCTAGTTCAATTTCAAGAATTCTATCAGCAGCACCCGGTGAAAGGTATATATCATTACCAATTGAAGTACCTAATGTATACCAACCAGTTGATGCTCCAGAAGCAGAAAGTGCAAGCACAGTTGAAATATCCTCAAAACCGATAGAGTCATCTGTAGGATCAATCCAGATAAGATAAGGAATATTCCAAGGAGTAGAGTATACCTTACCATCACCACCTAGTACTGAACCGAAAGCAGCAGCATTTTCTGTATCTGCATCTGATTCTAACCCACCATCAAGCATTGCGTCAATAATAGTTTGTGGATATGGAATCTCAGTTGCTGAATCATCTGAAGTATCTATTTTAAGAATAGAACGTGCTCTACTACCGTGCGCATAAATACATCCATTACCAGCCAATGCACCATATGCATACTTATTAAAGTATGTCTTCTTTAAAAGCATTGTATAGTTAAAAGAATCATTGTCAATAGGTGCGTTACCTGTAATGTAATCACTTCCCCATGTTGAAACACCAGTAGAGGTGTCAACAATATTGATACGGGAGGCACCATATGGCATACCATAAATCTTACCATTATTACCTGCAACACCACCTAATAATGCATCGTAGAACTTAAGAGCAGTACCACCAGCTTCGGTAGCATAAGATGTCCTTGTTGTATAGATAGCATCTGTCCTCGGTGGAGTAGCCCAAACAATACTTGCTTCCTTACTATCTGTATCTGTATTAACAACTGCCCATATTGAACCACCGGTATAAGAAGGTATATAGACTCTATTGTTATAATATGCAGGACCACGACATTGAAGATTATGCCCTGGAGTGTAACCAGTTACTTCAGCAAAGGTAGGAGGATCTTGAGTAGTATCAATAATCAACGGTGCTGAAGCATTATGTGGACCTGCATAAATTTTACCATTTGGTGCTATAGCACCACCAACATACTTTTTAAATGTAGAGTTGTCAAGACTTGTAATATCGTATTGAACTTGAGACTCATCTGAAAGATCTGTTACTGTAACATTATCAGAATCATAAGGTATTAAGTATAACAAACCATCATTACCTTTAACAGCACCACGATACATAATGTTGCTACCAACAGAAATATCATCACCTATAACACCATAATCTAATGAACCAGCTGGCAACGGAGTTGAAGTTGGTGTCGAACTCGGTGTTAAAGAAGTTGGAGGTGTCGGAGTTGGAGTGTTTGAGCTCATTTTTTATACAATGTTTGGAAAGACAACCTTACGTAATGCTTCATGTTGTCGAGTTAAACCACACAGGTAACTATCTTCAGTACCGCAAGATAGAGTGTAGTAGGGGCAACCAACTAATGTTACCCAATCAGAGGTTGATAGTGGTGCATACACACTAACAGTAAGTCTAGACTTATCTGTATCTTTATAGAAGCTACTAAGACTAGCAGAAAGAGAATCACGTACAAAAGGATAACCATCTGGAGCTGCTATTTCAAAAGCATCTGGTATTTGATTAATCTTATTTGAATTATCATAAGCAGTTCTAAAAGTCTGTCGTGATGTTCCACCATAATTAAAGATTCTACTACCAACAAATCCTGTATCTATCTTTGTCTCACCATCATATTCATAGATAAACCTATATGGGTTACTTGCTGAAGCCCATTGTACTTCTACATCACCAATAAATGCAGATATACTATAGAGAAATGTATTAGGATAATAACTGTTGCTAATAACAGTACCACTATCACTAAGACCACCAGTGGCACTTAAACCACAATAAACATCTGGACAACCTATTGCAGGCTCTATACCTAAAAATGGTAAACGTTGTGGAGCTTCAGCATCTGGTGGTAGTTGTGGGGTATCTCCAAGTGAATTGTAATCTGGTTCAAATGGAACCATTGGTGTTGAACTTATAGTAGATGTTGTTGTAGCATCTGTGTTACCTTCAACGTGAAAATTTGTAATAATAACATCACCGTTAGTATTATTAGATGTTAAAGGTTTAATAATAGTAACTCCTGGTCTAAATGTACCACCTTCGAAGTATTCAACCTTAGGTATATCTACGTCTAATATATTAGTGTAGAAAGTATCTGCTTCTGCTTTGTAATCAACACGTAATTTCCGACCATAGTTACCAAGACCTGCTCTCAAAGTCTTTGGACCATCACTCTTAATGTCAAATGCACTAATTACTGCAGTAGTTATAAAGTCATATCGTTCACCTGATAAACCTGAACCTCTTACAGTAATGCTATTTGCAGAAAGACCAGCACTAAGACCGTCTCTTAAAGAAGAATCAATGTATTCGGTATTAGCAGCAAAGACACCGAGTGAATCAATACCAATACCAATAACACCACCATTCATACCTTGAGCTGAAGTAGGTGCAAATACTGTACCACCACTATATCCAAGATCTAAACCAACACCACCACCAGAAAGACTGTAACTTGCATCTTGCAAAAACATATTGAAGCCAAACTCATCTGTAACATCATAGTTAGTTAACTGATAGGTGAAAGACCATGTAATGTCATACTCTGGAGATAGCCCATCCTCGAATACAGCTACAGAAGTAGCAGAAAGTGGAAGGTCACTTGGATATACCATACACTTATTTAATCTTGTGTATGTTGTTTACAAGCAGATAAATTTAATATTACATTCCCCACTCAAACTTTACCAGACCATCAACAGTATCAATTGTAGCTTCATTAAATGCACCTGATCCAGCACCAGGAACATTATCTGCACCCCAGTAAGAAGCTGTAGCACCAACTTCCTCATCGTTGTTAACTGTTCTCCAACCACCACGACCACCAGGTATGATGTAACCACCTACGATATAATTACTAGTTGCAATAGTACCGCTGTTAACAGATCTATCATTAGGAGGAGTAGTACCAGACTCATAATAGTCTGCACCATCACTAACAACTAAATCTGCTCCACCACCACCTATTGCAATCTTGCTTGGCAATCCATCAGATTGTATAGTAGTCTGTCCTGCTGCTACATACACGTCAAATGCAGTACCAATAGGAGCAGAAAGTATAGCATAAGAAGTGGCAGCAGCACCACCAGTACGGTTTCCACCTTTAGCGCCTGATCCTGTTACCCATACTTTTGTATATTCAGCTTTAGTTGTAAATGTTGTTCGTCCATTGGCAGATAGTGCTGTAGAAGCAGTAAAGGTCTCTATACCAGGTATAGGTAATCCCACCTTTACATCACTATCAAACACGGATACTGCAGTATCTGTAAAATCTACCCCTGCTTTTTGAGCAGTTAACCCTCCACCGAAGGTAACACTCGATGTAGTGATAGTATCAGCAAGTGATTTAATAATATATACTACACCCTTGGTTGTATAAGTAGCAGAACCAGTACTTGTAAGAGTACTATTAGTAAATTGTATTGGTTCATCTGTACCAACATGAACTACATCTGTATAGTCTGGAACTCTGAAGTTAACAGCACCACCACCGTATTGTGAACCAATAGCAGCAGAAAGATCTGGATAATCTGCACCTGCAACTAACTGTCCATCACATTTAAGCCATCCAACAGGTATTGTAGCACCACTTGCAGCTGCCACTACTGTACCAATAGGAATAGCTGCAGAAGAGTTAAAGTATAGAGAGGCAGTATTTAATGGTGCTGACCAACTAAGTCTACCACTACTATCTGTTCCTAAAAAAGCATTATTAGCAAGACCACCTACTGGGAAATCATAATCAACAGCATTAATTTTAAGCTTCTGAGGGAGTGAAAGGTGTGTAGCGGAGTCTGTATTAATGATATCAGTCTTAATTTGACCCGCACTCAAAGAAATTCTACCACCAACAAGCTCGAGAGAGTTACCAAGGGCATCAACATCGAAGTCTCCAGCAGATAAAGTACCTACAGCAATAGTACCAGCACTATCATCAATTGTTATTGTACCATCTGCAGCTTCTAAAATACGAGCAGCTGAGAGCCAACCAGCAGCAGTACTATTCTTAATGAATAATGTGTTATTTGTTGTGTTAAAGACATAATCACCATTTTCTATCTCTGTAGTAAGTGATGTATGATCTGCAACAGCACCTTTATACAAATTACCCACAACATGACCTCCTTGTGTTTGACTATCTCCTACATATAGCCTATGCCAGTCTGTAGTATAACCTAATTCACCCTCTGATAAGGTGACTAAAGCTCGGTCATCATTTGTTCCTTGACGAACAATTAGTTTAAGAAGAGTGTTTTCGAGTATTTCGATTTTCTTTGCCATGATTTTTAGAATTTGAAGATTGGGATTGCGAAGTTACCTTGATCACCAGAAGCTATCTGAATGAAACCTGCTGATGAAAGAGCAATTGCAACGGAAGCTGATCGATCACTATTAGCAGATAAAGCATTAATAACAGTCTCACCTGTAGCACCTGGATTCTCTTCATTAAGTGAACCGAAGAAGATTTGACCATTACCAGATGTATCTGTTCCAGAGAGATTCTGTTCAATTGCTGTTGAAGAAGATGTCACACGACCATACTGATCAATTACAGATTGATTAAATGGCTGAGCAGTGTTTGCTCCAACTGTAGCTTGGTTGAGAACGTTACCTGAAACATTTAGAGTTGCACCAACACTGGATGTACAGAGAGCATCAGCTTGAACTGATTGTGCTGGTAATGTATTAATTTGCAATTGCCCTGCTGGGAAGCAGAAAGTGGAGGTAGCATCAATTGCAATATCAGAACCACTACCACCGCATAAACCATTACCTAATACACTTGATGTTACTGTTCCTCCAATTACTGAAAGTGCACCTGTTATTGAATCAACTGTAATGGTTGATTGATCTACATTTGCTGAAAGACCATCTGGAGTATAAAGTAATCCACCCTTATCTTTAGCAACATCACCACTTAAAGAAGAAATACTAACTGATCCTGGTTTAATTGACAGCTCATTACTTGCATTATATTGAAGATTTAAATCATCTGGTCTAGATCCAATAAATGCCCAGCTAGATAACGTTGCATAATCAGTTCCAGACAATTGGTAAAGTAAATTATCTTCATATACTAAATCACCTTTAACAGCTGTATTTAAGTTAGTACGAGTATTAACACTTAATGGTGCATGTGTAATGTTACCTGCTGGTGCACCACCTAGAGTAGCTCCATCACCAATAAAAGTGCGCTTTGTATCGGTAGTATAACCGAGCTCACCTTGCTCTAGAGCAACTTGCTTACGTTGAGAGTCTGTTCCTCTCCTTATTTTGAGTTTGACGATTTCGATATCAGGCATTGTCTTAAATTGTTAAAGTTTAGGCAGTTCTATGCCAAGCATATAGGCCAAAAGCTGGGGGAATATTGTTATGTGGTGTGTTACTACCTGCTGTTTCTGAGTTAATATCAGCATTTGGTGTTCTTGCTTCATTATATGAAACACCCTGACCCATTGCATCTTGATCAATACCATTAGCATTACTAATTGGTAAGTCATGGTTATGAGCTGGTAATTCTGCTGTTGTAAGTGTGTGATCATACTCACCTACAGTATCTGCCCCTGCAGGAATAGTACCTGATTGAGAATTAGCATCAGATCCTGTACCAACAGCAGCAATAAACCTACCCTCTGCTACTCTTACCCACGTTGTACCAGCAAACCGTTGTGTTGGATTAACATCATCAACAGAAAACATAACAGAACCTACTGGGAAAAGTGCTTTTGCTGCAGCAGTTGCAAAATCAGACCCTAATGTACCACTAATATCAATCTCATCACGACCTAGTCGCAAACCTGATCTATTACCGAACCCATCATAGATGTACTCACTACCTGTAGCAGGTAATGGTTCGCCTTTAGCGTGAAGCACGCCTGTGTAGGTGTCACTTATATTTGTATTGGTAAGAGAGGTGCTTGCCATACATATATTTATATGGGCAGCGTCAAATAGCTAATTAAATTTGTATAAAGCCACTCTTATTGTATGCATTTTGTACTTTACTTTCAACATTCACCTTAACAATATTCATAAGTTTTACCTGAAGATTGTATATTAGCTCAAAACAACGATTTATAGTACCAACTACATTTTCTTCGTTAGTATGTAGATATAAGTTCTCAATTTCTTGTGTTAATAGTAGTTTAAAGTCTACATCATAGTTATAATTATCTAGCTCAAGAATATCATTAACATATTTACCAGTAAATTTACCAACTATGTTATTTTTTAACGTTAGTGTATCGTTAATTACTTTAAATAACTCTGTATTAATAACAGATGCTTGAATAAATGCGTCATCATTGAGTGAGAATCCTGCACTACCATAGTTATTGTAGTTTTCATCCTTAATAACACGCTGATATGCATCACCAGTAGGCTCATTGAAGAAATATAACCTACCAGTCGTTAGCATAATAGCTCGGTCATACGAACTAATACCTGGGAATAGGGAAAATGAAGTGATACTATCTTCTAATAACCCGTCAACTGCTTTAATACCTGGAAGAGCGTTAGTTTCTACTCCAAGATTCCATATAAAATCAGCATTATTAAAGTTAATATCATTAAAGTTCCATCTATTGTTGATAGTAACAGCAACATTATCTATAACTTCTTCTTCTATTGCATTATTAAGTAAAAATAAACGCTCTGACCTAAATTTACCTATAACTTCTTTCGGTCTAGTCTTGAACTTTTTATAGACTGTCTTATTTGTACCAAAATACCAGTAATTACTATCAGTACCAGAAAAGGTAAGAGAGTTAACCACTTCATCCAGTGCAATTCTATCATCTAGAATGAACTCTTCTTTAAACTTATAGCCATCACTATACCTATATAGATATAATACACGGTTAGTTATACCATCTGTAGTAATATCTCTATATGTTATAACATACAAGGAATTAAAGTCAGGATCAAAAGCCATAGCACCCATAGTTTCAACATTAAAGTTGATTGAGGTAATTCTAGTAATAAAGTTAAACTCATTATCATATAATTTGATAACTTTATTACCAGAATCAAATACAGCTACTTCTGATTTATTTGCTGCTAATAGAGTTGGCTTTTTAAACTTAGTCTGTCTAGATGTTCCACCAAAACCTCCAACTAACTCGAGAAAGTTCCTTGTATTACGTAATGAGCTATCGTTGTTATTATATCCAGCAATATCATACCTAATAACAACGTTCCTAGCTTTATCAGACACGTACAGTGAGTCCGGTGTTGATGCTATACCTCCAATTTCTCCAAATGCAAGGTCATTACCATCCATCTCATAACCGGTAGAATCCTCTATAACTACAAGATCAGTATCTGAACCAGTAAGACTAATTAAATTTGTTTTTGTAGCAGCAAAAAGTGAAAAATGAGTTAAATACTCTAGATTAGTTTGCGCTGTAGCAGCTACTACATTACCAAATGCACTTAAATAGTGGTTGTTTGCAAACTTCTCATTAGATCTAAACTCCGGTGTATCTACATCACTAACATTAACAGTAAATTCAGTTGATGTAGGTGTATCAACAGTTGCATATCGTATACTATCAGTGAAAGGAAGCTTATTAGAAGCTATAAACAGTTTTGAATATACATATGTATTATTATCACGTATGTTATCCAATTTATACTTGAATAAAGAGTAATCTAAGTTATCATTTAGACTAAAAATGCACTCATCAGTAGTATTTGGAAGTGTAAGATCTACATCTGCAACAACTCTATCTTGAAAGTACTCGGTATAGAAGAGATCTGTTGAATAAGTTCCTTTTGGTGTAAGTGTTTTACCTGATGACACCTCTTTTGCAACACCATCTACAAGCTCAACAAAGCCATTAAAGTCAGAACCAGTTAAAGTAAACTGATCACCAGTAGTGTATACCTTTTTATATGAGTTGAAATTAGGAATCGCCATAGTTTATAAATTTTACGTCGTTAATAGTAACACCTACAGGTGCAAATTGACTAGCTTCTGCAAGAATACTTGTTTTTAACTGCTCTCTTACTGCAATATCTGTAATAGATAAATTACGAACAACAATATCTATAAGATTAGATGAATTTGTTCTATTGAACTTAAAGAACTGTTGAATCTCAGCCTTAGAAGTACGTTGCCCTCCAGGGAGTGCAAGAATTAAATCATCAATCTTTCTATTTAATAGGTATAGAGCATAAACTTCTTCTGTGTTAATGGCTCTATCGTAGATAAATGGGTTACGTATAGTAAGATCCTTGCTATAGTAGTATTCTGGTTGTTTTAAATATGTTGCAAGATCAAGATTACTTTGAAATCCAGTTGTACCTACAAAGAACTCATCTTGGAATATGTCTTGAATTTGAAACTTACCTGGTTGAATGGTTTGATTATCGTATAAGTCACCATTAATATATAAACTAACGTTACCTTGAAGAGTATCTAACCTATAAGTGAAGTTGTAGAAGCCAGGTTCGAAAGCACTAGGTGAGAATGAAATTGTCCTGTTAGTTACATCTTCTGAGTTAAGATAATTCTTTAAAGTTAGCTTAAAGTCAATTGAACTTTTATCATAAATGCGATTCAATGCATTGTAATTAGTAAGCTTTACATCTTTAGTATTAATTTCTTGTGTAACGTTACCTAAAGGTGCTGCGGTAAGAGTTGGAAATGTTCCCTTTGCAAGATATAAATGAGCATCACTACCTTTTGCTAGTAATACAGGATATTTATATTGCACACCTCTAATATATTCATTAACCCAGTCAATAGATATAAACTCTCCTGCAGAAAGTGATACGGTTGTTCCAGGGTCAGCAGCAGGTACTGGAATATTAATGGTACTAATACTACCTGTAGTAGTAAATACACCACTAGTGTTAAATACAAAATATCTATTTGATGTAACAATTGCAATAGTATCATCATTAATTGTAAAGTCAACTATTTCATCTTTTGATGTAAGGAATGTTTCTGGGCCTATCTCAGTATTGTGCTTAACAATAAAGTTACTAACTTGATAGAACATGGTATTATTATTTTCCCATGCTGTTTTCTCACCAGGTAACTTGTAAATAGTGTTGTTCTGTTGAATAACATTATCATACAAACACAACTCATCTTTATATACATCAAACTCTGCAGCAGACATAGAACTAACAGTCATTGTATTCACGTCCATACGCTTAACTTGCTGATCTGACTGTAAGAAGTCTATATAATCATGATCCATCTGTGTAGCGAGTGTATCGATAACATCTGAACCACAATCTAGCTTAATATTATTACCTTGTGTATTAACTTTATAGTATAAATTACCAGCTGTTGCAACAATATAATCATCTAACGCACTTCTTTTCCAAACTTGCTTAATATTTGTCTTAAAGTCGACTTTATTAAGTTGTACAAAATCTGTATTGTAGATGTACATCGTTGGACCACTAACAACATGTATAAATGGTGTTACTGTTTGATCTTGGAATATACCAAATCCTTCATTAGTGTTATTACCAAGTAATTCAAAACCATACTTATTGTTTGTATCAAGATACATGTCAAAGCTAAGAGTAAACGACTTTGCTTGGTCAATATCCTTATGAACCTCAAAACATACAAACTCTTTACCTGCAAAGGTATACTCTGTACCGGTAAACTCTCTACAAATATTCTCTGTCTCACCTCTTACAGTTTTAGAAGTAGATATACTATCAAAAGCTGAAATTAATGGTGATGAAGAATCAATAATTTCTTCAATATCTGCAGGACCTATTCTTTGATATTTAATATTGCTATTAGGTTCAATAGCTGCATCACTTTTCTTATCAAAGAACTTCTCTCTTGTTAAAACTGTATTACTAATTGCTAGATCAACACTATCAACACTATCTAGGAATGAAGCTAAAAACCTTGCATCACTTGAAAGTGCTTGTAATTTTGTAATCTTATCAGGATAGTAATAACGATCAACCCAAACACCTGGTTCACCTAAAATTCCACCAGATAGCCAAGTACATAAATACCTACCATTATTGTATTGTGTAGTATTACTACGTTTAATAAAAATCTTATCTGCTAAAATAGGAGTAGGCCCAGAGAAAGCACCATTGCTAGCGAAAGTGGTATCGTTGATGTTAAGCTTATCATAGGGATAAATTGAAGAGGGAGCAGTAAAATAAGTATCACTACCATTTTCCACATACACGTCTTTATCATAAAAATTATATAGTAATGTTAGCTTGCCTGAACCAGTTTCTTGATCATTACCGGAATCTATACCGTAGTAATCTCTAACATCAGTACCTGGTAATCCATACCTTGCATTAATCATGTTACTACCACGCTTTATATGGTTGAACTCTGATCTAGATGAATCTAGTGTAAAGTAATTAATAGGCATCTTATCACTAGATATACTATTAGTATTAGTAACTAGCATATATTGACCAGCATCATCAAAAGAACCACGCTCAGTGTTTAATATTAGATTAGATGAATTTTTTACATTATATGCTGCAAAGCTGTTATTGAGAAATTGCTTATTTTGATCAAGTGTGTAGTCAATATTAATAAGGTTAGTTACATTTCTATTTACTTTACCAACCTCCATAGGAACAAGAGTCAGAGTACCATCAATATTTGAAACTACTTGAAGTTTATCATCAATAAATTTAAAGAGCTGTAAGTACCCATCATCATCTAGCAAATATCTGAATACATCAAGTCTTTCTTTTGTTATATCCTTGTAATTGTCTGTATTTTTGTAAAATATAAACTTATCATTATTATAGTTAAGATAGTAATCAAATATCCCATCGTTATGCTTAACACGTAGTAAGTTATTATTAAGAGCTTCTAATTCAAAAAAGTAGTTGTTTTCAAAATTACCCACTTCCTCAAGTGCTTTCAGACCAATTGGTCTCTGTGCCTCATCTGCCTTTACATTTTCATTAAAGATATAGAAGAAAGAGTCTGGAACTTCAGTAAGGGTTGGAAATTTAAGTTTTGTAACGAGAGATGTACTTTGATCCTCTTCAAGACTTGAAAGTTTAAAGTAATCTGAAAGAAGACCTTTATCCGACATTATAAAGGAAGAATAGTTGTTTATTCTTGTGTCTTTTGCACCAATAAATGCATCAATATTATTAACACTAAATCCTTGCTCAAGCCTTGAAACATATTGCTTAAGATCAACATACTTATCATTGTATTCCCCAGTAGGGAATGATATTGCACTAGTAGACTTGGTGTATGAGGAACTCATCATACATATTTAATCCTCTAACTTGAGAATCAAACTACTCTTTTTCAAGAAACGTAGTGTAAGTACGTTTATTATACTTACTCTGTAAGTTAGCCACTGTATTGCTCGATGACAGACCAACCATTTGTGTATTCATAATACCCAATTTTTGAATATCATCATAATAAGATTCTCTTATCAATTTAATTGGCTGTGTAATATTTGCATAAAATCCATTATTAAAATAGATTAGAAACTGTGCATTTATTTCTGTAAAATAGCTAGAAGCTGTAGGAACATACGTATGTATGTATTGATTTAAGATTGTTCCACCAACCTTACCATATAACACTTCATCTAATATTGATTTCTTTTTGTAGTTAAATACAATATCCTTTTGAGCAAATTGAATATCTGTATCATCACCCCATTGAATATCCATTGTAAGAGCTTTATTTACAGTCTCATCAATACCAGTAAGTACAAAATTAATACTCGGTGCGCCTTTAAAATCTATTACATCAAGCGTGGTAGTTGTATTTTCTGTTATTGTGTCAAAATTAATAAATATAGTGTCCATTATACTGTAAGTTCGAAGGTTGCTTGATTTCTTGTGAAACTACCGTTTGCAGCAGATATGCTACCGAACATAGTACTTAGACCAAAAGTAGTTGTTCTTGTAACTCCACCATCTTCATATTTATATACATCGATAAGTGTTAATATATTATCAACCATCTTAAATGATGCATCAATCATATGTGTCATATCATTCATGTCATTAATAATATATGTCAACTTGAATATATCATTTCTCTTATTATAAGCAATATTTGGAGTGTGAACTTCTTGAGGTGTATAGTTTCTTGTAGTATTAAGTATACTATTAATCTCAAAATCACTCACACTTGATGAAAGAGGTGGTAATGCAGGGAATACTAACTTTGTAGTATTATTACTAATACTATATTCATATATCTCAGGGTATACAGTTAAATAGTTCCTTGCGATATCGGTACATTCATCTCCAGTGGTTTGAAATCTTGCAAAATAAACCTTTCCAGTCTCTTCTACATAGAATCGATTAGAAAATGCCTCAACTTTATCTGCACTATTAATACTATATAATGTATTAGATGTTGCTGGTTTGATAAATTTGCTTTCTTCATATTCAATTTTATCTATAACAAGATTACTATCTGTTTGCATAAAGATAGTATTCTGAATTAAATCAAAGTCGATAAGTGATTGATTTAAATCAGCTTGTACTGCAGAAGAGTATTTACCTACAACATTTTCAAGAGCTGAAGAAAGTGGTAATGAATAAGAGTATGCACCGTTCTTAACATATAACTTACCAGCAAGTGAATTTCTTTCTTCGTTGGTAAGGTGTACTGAATCAGCAGAAAGATCTGATAGAACAGTTGCTCCTTTAGGATCTGCTGTATCAAGGAATGTTAAGTTATCTGTATAATTAAAGTCATTCTTTAAATAAATATCATCTGCAAAATACCCACCATCATAACTAATATATGGAGCACCAGCAGAAAGCAACCCTCTTACATCAAAGAAGAAGTTGTAATCCACATCACTAGTCATTATATCAAGCTCAGCTTCTGTTTGAATATCTGAAAGTGGTGATTGGTTAGTTTCTAAAATAGTATCTAATGGGAATGTACACTCTGCTAATACAGTATAATGATAACAAAGAGGAGCTGGAAATCCTGGTCCTAAACCAGTGAGTGGGTTAGGTAGAATATCTCCATCTAGGTAAGTAAATGCTCCACCATCTCTCCAAAATGGTTGTAGATTGCGTGTATCAACTAGTAAGTCTTGGTAAGGGTAAAACTCACGCATATAAAGTGTTAGTTCATCAGATGGTCTAGCTGTCATACCATTTGTAACTGACGTGAGACCAGATCTAAATGTATTACCACTAATACCAGTAAGAGAGTAGTTAAACCCATATCCTTCAAATGGGTCCCAATAATCATACCCATCAAGAAGCAGATTTTTAACTACATTTGAACCCTCTAAGTTAATAGGCTTCAAAGGCTGGTATTTAAACAATGCATACTCATTACCAAAAATATCAGTTTCATGTTTATCGATTACTCCTTGATTATATAAGTCGGTAAAGTTAATCCTATAACTAATATCATTTTGATCTTTAAGCTGAGAATTATTACGCTCTTTTGTAGTATATGATTCAAATGTAGTGGTCTTGTTAGTAATCTTCGGATCACCAGCAGCTAATCCACTAGAGACATTCTTAACATTTTGACTATAATCAAATTTGTAATATACAGGGTAGCTACTTACTGGATTAACTGATACATTTCCAAACTTATCAGGATCTGGGAATATAACAAACTCATTATTTAATACAGATGGATCAATACTATAGCTATAATTTTCTGCTTGTAGTTTGAATAGCCCAATATTATCAGGTGTAAAATTAAGACCAATATCTCGGAGTAACTTTACGTCACCAGATTCAATTTGAGCCGCATCAGCACTTTGCAAGTTCATTGCATTAGCTGCAGGGGTATTTGCAGCAATTAGCAATCCTGATGTAGCAGGAACTGTAGTAGTATCGATATAGTAGATATCAGTACCTAAAAACTTACTAATAAGAGCACGTTTTAATGCATAAAACTCACCCATGGGTATTCCACCCTTTTCATAAGCATTAAAGATCTCAACAAGCTCATTATCTGGATTACAGATAGCATCAAACTCTTGAGGTGAGATTGCCGGAGGATTAACCTTAAATGATCTAATAGCACCTAAGAAATTCTCCTGACCAGACACTGCTTCTATTGCAAGTGGATCAAGATAGTACTTTGTATCAATGTTATTGATATTATCTGGTACACCATCTTTAGGGAGGTCAAAATAATTGCCATACACGTCAACGAACTCTTCAATCTCAATACCAAGACCGTCTGTAATTCCTGTAATGTCGAAAGTTTGTGCATTTAACGGATCCTCTGCAGTAAATAAGAAGTTGTAAATGTTATCAAAGATAGCTTTTTCTACTCCTGTTGTACTACCTTTTAACTTATTACGATCAATAACAAATTTACCCTCATCGCGCTTCTTCTTATAGAATAGAGCTATATCTTTAAGTCTGTTAGCAAAGAATGGAATAGCTACATCAAGATCTACTGGATCGTTAAAGTTAATTTTTTCAAGGAATCTCTTTTCACTTTCCGTAGTATAACTAACAACTATCTCTTTAATGAACTGTTTGTAATATTCTGTGAATGCTACCTTTTGCTCTACCTCTGATCCTTGTTGCTTTGAATGCCAATTAGACAGGTATGAACTATAAAAGTTGCTATACTCCTCTGGAGCGTAGTCAGCCTGAGTATTATTAATGAAATCAAGAAACGAAAACGGAGTTACGTTATCTCTAAAATCACCGTTAGTTATCTCATCATTTGTGATGGAATATAGAACAGATACTGTTGTGGCTGATTGATTAGACATTATAAATATTATTCGTTATTGAAGAGATCTAACCCTTCATACAGTGAGTTAGCAAAGATGTTAGACATTATACCATTATCCTTACTCCAGTTGGTATATGAAGTAAGGGTATGTGAAAGTGTATTATTAGGATCGCTGAAGTTAATAATAGAATCTTCTATAGGTCCTAGTGAGCTGTTTTGATAGTAGAAAGAGTAAATATCCAATATACTTCTTCCAGCACCGGATAGTAGATTCCACCCCCACGAATCATTATAATCACTAAGAGAGTAGAATTGACTTGAAGCAGAAAGAGTGACACCACTTAATGCATTACCACATGCATCAACAGTAGCAACGTTTGGAAGTAAGTAAGTGTCTGCTGATAGTAAAGAACCAGTATCTGTTGAGTATATAAATCCATCCGTGGATGATATTGTTGGTGAGCTTGTAGCACTAATAGGAAGTGAAGTATTTAAAGTTACATACTTACCACTGTATAGCTCATTAGCAACTATATTTGAACCAGCAACTATTATACTACTATTAGTTAATCTCTCACCTAAATTGTAACCATAGAAAGCATTGTTCTTATAGCCATATGACTGGTAAGTTGATTGATCTCTATTACGAGCACCAAATAGCTTTGACTTACTAATTGACAGTAAGTTGACTAATCTACTAAGTTTTGGAGGTAGGGAATATTTGTTAAGCTCGGGCAAGCTAAACATTTGTAATAAACCATTAAGCTGGTCAATATTACAAGTATCAATATCTGTATTATTATCAAAGAAGTTCTGAATCTTCTCATATGTGGCTTTACCTACTGAATCTTGAGAAGAGCTAAGATCACCAAAGATAGAGCCAATAAAGTCCTTCATCAATACCCTAGCATCAGAGAATAAAGGCTGTATTGCTATCTCTTTGAAAGACTCTTCAAAATCAATATCTTCATTCTGTTTTGCAATGTCAAAATAACTACTAGGGTTAATAGTAAAGGTATTACTTATACCTCTTACTTGGTATGAACCATTAACTATTGTACGGCCTGATAAAAATACATTATCAAGGGTGGTATTAGTGTTACTAACAAAGTAGCCTTTGAAGAATCCACCCGATAGTAAGGATGAGAGAGATTGAAAGTATGGTGTTACTTCAATATCATATTCAGTAACACCATCTGTTAATATAACATCAAGATCATAACCTCCCACAGCACTACTCAGTAATGGCATATTACGTTGATTAAAGTTAGCTTCATCTTTAACGTTAACAACAAAAGCTATTTTAGTACCAGCAAATTTTTCTGAACCTAGATCAAAGACTGTTGTAACATCTGCACCCTCACCGTCTAGTCCATTAGATGAAAAGGAAAGATCCCTATAAGTATTATTTTCATATATTTCTGCAGATAATCCGTAGTTTGTAGTATTAGCATACTCAAAGATATCTCCTTGTTTATAGCCTAGTATAAGGTTGTAACGATCAGCAAAATCACTCTTAAAGTAAACTTCACCATAACCAGATAACCCTGCAAAGAATGCATCAGGATCTGTTGCTGTTGTATAAACCACTTCACCACTGCTTAATTTGATATAGATATTAGTATCAATAGTTTCAACTTCATTTACTGGTAATGTTTCAACTGTACCATTTGAAGTTAAGATTTGAACAAAAGTAGAACTAGGATATAAGTGACCATAAGTTAATTTATCATAACCTTGAGCAAAGTAATCATGATCTGGCCCAGCAGCTGAAGCATAAGGAACTATAGTTGGTAGTCCAGTTTCTAGTGATCTAAAGGAGTTATATCTATTAACAGTTATAGCACTTGCTATCTTACCTGTTGTATAGTATAAATTACCCCCACTGAGATAGTGGTCAGAATCATCACCTGTCACTGAGATAGTTAAAGTATCTTCAATAAAGTCACTAATATTAACATCAGAGTGAAAAGTATCATAATACCCCTCTCCATCTTTATCATAAAGATAGCAGGTTACTTTATAACTACCTGGCTTACTATATGCATGAGATGCTGTAATAGCTTCGCTAGTTGTTGAATCTCCAAAATCCCATACAATTTTTTTATTACTTACAAAGTCTTCTATACCATCTTCCATATTTGGAACAAAGTACATTGGTGTAAATGGCAATGCAAAGCCATTTTTAGTCTCTTCGAACTTATAATTGCGTGTGCAAAAAAAGTTGTAGAGCAGATCAAAATCCCCGGATTGGTCTAATGATAGTGAGCTAAGCGACATATACACTTATTTAATCACGGAGCAAGGTTTTACAACCTCTCAATAACAACCTTATTAGGAATATTCTCTACATTATAAAAATAACCGTATTCAAAATCTTCAAGTTGGTAGTTTAATGATTGTATAGCCCTGTCTGATTCTTTATAGTCTGGATTCCATACAACAAAGCTAAGATTTGCTATCTCTGCACTACCGTTAACTGTGTGTAGTGCTGTAACCCCCTGAATATTGAGTAAGTCGTTAGTTAAACTCGCTACATCAATAATACTACCTAATTGCACTTTATTGAAGTAAGTATTAAACGTATTGTAAACTGCTGATTTAATTGCACTATCATTAAGAGCTTGATTTTTATCAACAGTAATCCTTAAGAAGCTGTTTCGTATGATATCATCAACTGTATCTGTAGATGTAACACTTGAACCACCTGCTCGAGATACACCAAAAGTAAAGGCCTTAAATAAAGCATCTGTTACTACAACGTTCTGTGTAATATCTTTCTTATTGTTGCAAAAGTCTGAAATAAGCTGTTTTTGTGAAGCATTAAGATAGTTAGGAGTCAAACCATTTAATGTAGGGTTACCTGCAGGTACAGTAAAGATGTATACATTGTTAAAAGATGTAGAAGCAGAAAATTGAACTTGTGAGAAGAGCATTCTTGCATCATCATTACCTTGGGCTAGACCATTGTCGTTATAGTAAGCTAGTACCTTTGATGTAAAGTCATTATTTGATAAAACTTGCACATCTTTAGTAATATTGTTAAAGTTTCTATTAATTTGATATTGATAGTCTTCTTTAGTAACAAGTCGATTTTGTGAAGCAAATACTTTCGGTGCACTATTCTTAATATCATCTACTGTCTCAGCTAATTTAGGAGGTGAGGTTCTATTAGGGTTATTAAGAGTTAAGCTAGTTACATTGGCCGGTGTAATAAGGTTTTCATCCGCACTATAAAGTATTTCACTAATTGCAGTAAAATTAGGAGAAGCATAAAGATTAAAAGATGCACCTGCTAGTGCATTAGGACCAGTCTCACCAGCCTGGTTATCTGAAGTTACGTAAAAGATAAGAACTGTATCACTTTCAGTTAACTTTTTACCATTCTGATCATTACCAAATTTAAACTCGTAATTACCAGATTGATTAAGCCTCTTTTCATATCTCTTATTTTCAGCAGATTCTAAGAATAAAGAAGCTGTCTCAGACCATTGTGTCCATGTATTAGTAGCAGCATCTTTTACAAATACACTAAAAGTATTATCACTAATAAACTTAGAGTTGTTAAGATTGTTAGTTGATTGAATAAACTGCTTTGAAGTAAAGCTATCTATAAGAATAATATTCTCATAAGGTTCACCAGTTGCTGTAAAAGAAGCTTCTTGAAGAGCTCCTTGATATAGTGTATTATTTGATGGTCTAACAGCCTCTAGAGCATTAGAGGTTACCTTCTCAAAAGTAATATCTTCTAATGAGATATAATTATTACCATTAACACCAACAGAGGCAAATCTAGGTACTGTATATACATTAGGGGTAATATTACTAGCAGAGAGGTTAAAGTTAAGTAGTGATGTTTGATCACCAAGCGGGCTGTAACCAATATTACCAACAAGCTTATTCATGTTCTCATAAATAGTAGCTGTATTAAAGGTAGACTCGTTAGATGTAGTATTGAGCTGAAATAGTAATACATGATACATGTATGCTACTACATCGATGAATGCACTAAAGTTAGAACCTTCAAAGTTCTGATCTGTAAACGTCTCGTTTTCATTCAAACGCTCAATGATAAGACTCTTAAGAGTATCAGCATCAAAAGTAAGATAGGCGTTCTTAGGAAGTTTGTAGTCTGTGAAATCTTCTAAGCTCATTATAGATATTTAATCTATGAGCAGTAGTTATCAAACCAAAACGTACCCATCTTTGTTTAGAGTAGCATTTAAAGATAGGTTATGAATGTCTAATCTTGGTATACTAAAGTCAATGTTAATGATGTATTCAGCTTGATCAGGATTTTCTGTTATTTCAAGCTTGTTAAGAGTAATACGAGGCTCTTGTATACCAAGATTGTTATAGATATAATAACCTAGAAAGTAGGAAGTTGTTGAATTAATAGGTTCAAACAAATAGCTTCTAAAATCAAGACCAAGCGTGGGGTTAAGTAACTTTTGACCAGGTGTTGTTGTAAGAATATTCTTAACAGAATTAAGAACACATTGACCGTCTTGAATTTCATCCAAATCCTTAGCAGACGCATCACCATACAACTCAGGACTTAAAAAGCGACTAGTGTTTAAGTCGAATTTTATATCTTTATACAGATACCCATTTTGAAGTGATTTCTGCTCACTATCTGGTATCTTTAAATTATCTAACCTTACTGCCATAAAATGTGTATAAATATTTATATGAGTGACTAAATAATAGTATGGCTAAATCGAACAAATTCACAACTCTTTTGGAGTCTTATATGAGACGCAACCAACGTGGTGGTTTTCTTGTAGGAGATGTATTCAAGTTTAATGATAACTTTAAAAGTGATGATGCATATAAAGATCTTGCTGATGTGGTAAAGAAGTGTATTGACTCAATGATTGATTCTGGTCTTAATATACGTGTTATTAATATTAAAGACACATCACCTGCTAGATATCCTGCATCTGATCAAACATCTTCACTAGATGTTGTACTTGATATTGCACTAGACACAGGTGGAGGCCGTTATACAGATGAAACTTCAATTCCTTGCTGTCTTGGTAGTTGCGAGCAATATGCTCCAAACTTACCTCCTATTCCTGATGCACAGCGTCGTAAAGATACAGTTACAATTAAGCCTGAAGAAGTAGAAGAGAATGAAGAGAATCTTTCTAACAAGACTGATCGTGGAGATGGTAAGCTTTCTCAAACTGAACTTACTCTTAAGAAGGAGAGCTACACCCAGCAGTATCTTTAATGCCTAAAGAAGTTGCTACTACAAAGTGGTGCCCCTGCTGTCATAGTTCGCAGAAGATAAAGGGGTTCCGCTCGTACTATTGTTACGAGTGTTGGAAAGCAGCAGGCAAGCCTAAAATAAAGCCATTATTTAAGGCAATGGATAAACCTAAGGGTAAGAAGTAATTACTTCTTTTTCTTCCAACTCTTTCTAGCTGGACCCCTCTTCTTGTACTTCTTGTTTTTGATCTTCTTGCAAGCTGCATGAGTTGGTCTACAAGCAGGATATGAAGCACCTTTCTTTCCAGCCTTCTTACGCCCACAAGGACCCCCTGTCTTACAATTTACCCAACCTTTAAACTTCTTACCGGTCTTCTTATCGGTACGAGTCTTGAACCAGTCACGTAGGTTCTCACTTAATCGTAATGTCTCTTGCTGTGTCATTATTTAATTTTACCACCACGGTTAACACATTTCTGAACGTATCCAGAAGCATAAGCTGAAGGCCATACATCATACTTACGCTTTGCTTTAGCTCGGCACTTAGCACGAAGCTTTGATACTTTCTTTTTCTTTTCAGCGTCTTCTTCTGGTAATCTTTTCTTTTTCTTTGAGGATACCTCTTCATCACCGGAGAGTTTACTAATAGCTTTATCAGCAGCTTGACCAGCTTGATCTAAACCTTTAATAGCAGCCTTACCAACACCCATTGCAGCTTGACCAGCTGCCTTTAGACCTGCACCACCAACCTCACCTGCAACAATAGCAGCTTCTTTACCAACTGCTTTAAGACCACGTTTAGCTAATTTACCAATACCACCGGCAATAGCACCTATACCTTCTTGTTGAACTTCTTCACTCTCAGACTTCTTCTTACCACCCTTCATGTTTGCACACCAGTGATACATCTTCGCCTTCTCACCGCTAGCGTTTTTTGCTTTCTTACGAAGCTCTGTTACTGAACCATTACAACTAGCACCTGATTTCTTAACTCTTCCTGGTCTACTCTTACCTTTCTTCTTACCATCCTTAAAGTTTTCTAATAACCCATCAAGCTCATTGCTAAGATCTTCAAATACTGACTCTTCATCTTCTTCACTCTCTTGTAGCTGATCGTTAGAAACAGCCATCGTCATACCTCTTGCAAACTTAATCTCTGATTTACCATTTCCTAGATCCTCTATATATGTTACAGTCTTTACATCACCCTTCTTATTTGTATAGGTAACTTTAGATTCTGGCTCAAATGTCACCTCCGCAGGCTTTGCTGGCTCTGCTGGCTTTGCTGGCTCCGTATTAACTTGAGCTGGTGTATCCTGCTCCTTACTTGCTTGATTATAATCTGGATAAACCTCAAACTCAAGACCTTCAATTGGATGTATCTTACGTCTACCAGATTCATCAAATGTAGTAAGTGATTTCGTATTATGTGTATCGTAATGGTAATCAATATCACCAATCTTGATTGGATATCCATAACCTAAAGCTTCTAATTTATCTAGGGTAGCTAACTTTTCCTCTGCTGGTGTTGCAGGATTAACATCAACTGGTGTAGTAATGCCTAAAGATGTTAATGCTTTTGATAGTAAATCTTGACCTTCTTTATCATCAGTATACTTTGTATTACTACTACCTGAACTACTACCTGAACTACTAGATTGTCCTTTCTTTTTACCTTTCTTACCTTTTCTGTCTCCCCTACCAAATCCATCAGCTACTGCTGAAGCAGTTGCATCTACAGCCCCTGTTGCTTTAGGTGCTATATCTCTTGCTACAGCTCCAATAGCTTTATCAGCTACCCCACCGATTGCTTTGAACAAACCTTCTTCAATCGCGTGCTCTTTAAGTAGCTTTATGTATAGCTCATCAAATGTCATACATATATTTATATTAAGGAGAGTAAAATTCTCTTTATTTTTAGCACCTTTGATATAAATACTAGTATGGCTAAACATAATACAAGTTTCAAGAAAGATATTAAAAATCTTTCTCATCTAGCATTCTCAGTTCTTAATGAGAATACCAATGGAGTAATTGACGGCGGAGCTGCTTATAAGGGTGGTGATGTCGAGCATGATTGAGCGTCTCATATTAAAGCTCCTCCGTTTGGGGAGTCAATTAAGAAGATCCTTCACCACAATCTTACTGAAGAGGGCATCGTTGAAGAGTATTACGTTGAGCATAACGGCAAACTCGTTGGTCTTTTAGCAGAAGATGTAGAGATTGTTCACTTGATGGAGCATGGTGGTTCATCAGATGAAGAGAAAGAAGATGAAGAAGGTGGAAAACAAGAGTATAAAAAGGCTCTACAAACTTTTAATAATGATATGCATGAGTATATGGGAAACGGGGATTTTAATCCAGAAGGCCCGGTTAATGAAAAGGGACAACCGGAAAAGCCAAATCCTGCAGACTATGGGTTAAGTGAAAGTGAAGAAGACGAAGAGACTGTAGTAAGTTCTGCACATGGTGCACGTCCTAAACTTCAAGGTGTACCCATCCTTAGGTGATAGCTTTCTCAAGTGATACTAGACATGCAAATGCATTAATCTCTTTATCTACTACAAAAGCACTCTTATAGAGATGATCGGCAATTATGACGATCATCTCTTTCTTTTTCATATCAGGTAGATCTTGCTCATATAGAAAGTCAAGGAAGTTAGCCAATAGAGTATCGTAGTCACCTTGAAACCTATCCTCATTCTCAATAAGATACTTACGTAGTCCTAGAGAGTTAGTTCTAACACCTTGCATAACTTTAGCCAGTAGCTCATTATCACTAGCATTAGAGTCAATACATAGCTCACCATCTACAATAGACTTTTGAATCTCATTAATAGTCTTACGAAGATCAGGGAAATGCTTCTTAACTAAGATAACAAACTTCTTCTTCTGCTCTTCACTTACCTTTACATTCTCAAGTCTAAGGATATTAAAGCATCGCTTAGCAGCTTGATCTACAACAGGTTTAAGGTCTAATGACTGACATCTAGATTGAAGAGCTGGAATAATCTTATGCTTATAGTTAGCAGTAAGAATAAACCTACAATACTTAGCATACGTCTCCATAGTATTACGAAGAGCAGCTTGAGCTTGAGGAGTTAATCCATCTGCCTCATCGAGGATAACTACTTTGATACCACCATCGAATGATTTAGTTTGAGCAAAGTTAGTAATATTATGCCGAATGACATCAATACCAGATTCATCAGAAGCATTAATGTATAAGAAGTTACATCCAAGTATATCATTAACAATAATCCTAGCAAGAGTAGTCTTACCTGTACCAGGGCTTCCAACAAACAACAAGTTAGGAATCTCATCCTCAAATTGCTTAACAATACGTAAAGACTTATCATCTAAGATAAGATCATCCAGCTTATGAGGACGATACTTCTCTACCCAAATCTTATCAAAATCAACCATAATTACTTACCTGATGAGCCAAAGCCCTTTTCACCACGATCTGATTCAACTGCAGAGCCTTCACTCACCTCAACAGGGAAGTTAGCATATACAACAAACTGCGCAATACGATCACCAGCCTTACCTTCATAGTCTTTATCAGTAAGGTTATAGAGCTTAATACCAGCATCACCACGATAACCTTGATCAATAATACCTGGATGAGGCATAATGCCATGCTTAAAGCCAAGACCTGAACGACCTTCTACTTTAACCCAGTAGCCAGGTTCAATAAAGGCAAACTTAAGTCCTACACCAACAACAGTAGATCCACCAGCAGGAATAGTAAAGTCTTCAATACAAGTAACATCCATACCAGTATCGCTATCATGATTCTTATCAGGTAGCACAGCATCTACGTGAGTCTTTTCAAATTGTAACTTCATATATACATATAATACTATAGGTATTGCAAAAATCAACTGTAACATTAAATATGTATATGGACGAAGTTAATAATGAGATTGATGATGCGGTAGACGACATCTTAACTCAGCTTAAAACCCAAAATCATTCTGTTACTAAAGAGGAAAAGCAAGAAGCTACTCTTGAAGTAGAGGATATTGAGGAGTTTCTATTAAAGCGTACTGCTACTCTCGTTGATGTATCTCTTAATAATGTTAAAGAACATTCTGACTATATTGCCTCTGCACCAGAAGCTAGAGACGCTGAGGCTAATGCAGCTCTCCTTAAGGCTGCTACTGGGGCAATAGAAACATTACAGAAGATCCATGCTAATAAGGAGAATAATGATGCCCGAAAAGAGCTCAAGGAAATGGATATTAAAGCTAAGAAAGAGATTAACACTGCTGACAATACAACAAGGCTAGCCCTCTCGCAGCAAGAGGTTATGAAGATGCTTATGGGTGAAGAAGAGCCAGTTCTTACTAAAGAAGATAAAGAGCAAGCAATTGAGTTAGACTAATGAACTCCTAGGAGTTGCTTTCAAATCTATAATCTCGAACTACTTGATCTCTTTCAGGGATCCAATTAGCCTTCTTCCTAACCGCTGGTATTCCGCCCTCCTTCCCAGGAGGTATCCAATACTCATAACTTAAGTTTCTGTTGGCAAGATTAGATTTCTCAACACGTAGCTTGTTGGCCTCAGCTCTATCCATGCCATTAGCAATGTTTTGTCTAAATTCTGCTCTAGCTTCTCTCTTGGTATCAACACGAAATTTATCTTCTGCCTTTATTTTAGCTTCTTGTTGTTCCTTTGTAGTAAGTACACGTTCACCACCACTCTGAACAAGAGCGACTGAAGTTTTAACTGCTTTATTTCCCTCTAAACTACCAGCATCGATATTGGCTTGAGAGAATGGATCATCTTCCAAACTACCAGCATCGATATTGGCTTGAGAGAATGGATCATCTTCTATTGCTACCTCTCCTCCTGTATCAGCAATTGTAGGTGCTGCACCAAGTTTAGCCTTGATATCATTAATATTACCTTGACATAATCTTACTTCAAGAGGTCCTAGGTTATCGTGAGATATCTTTTTAACACTTGACCATTCAGTACCTTTAATATGTTTTTGTGTACCCTTGGGTATACCAAGTGGACCAAGTCCGTTAACATCCATAAAGTGTTGATAAGCACCAACAGTAAGATCAACATTAGCATCCTTTTGCCCATTCCAATCAATTACTTTATAATAATACCACTCACCGTTAGGAACGCGAAGAGCAGCAAAAAACTGATTTTTTAATTGAAGCTTTTTATATGTAGTAACTAGCGGTTTAACTTCTGGATCATTTACAAAATCCTTAAATAATGTTTGACTAATTGCTACCCCATCGTTAAGATAGTAGTTTGGTGCTCTTCGTGTATTATAAAGAGTCTCCATACCTTCAGTAGTTAAGTTATGTCTATACCCACGAGCATATGCACCTGGTATAATATATGCATTTGAGCTTGCTGCTTGTTCTGGTGTTATATTACCATTCAAAGCATCTTTAAGAAGTCTATCATCTGAACCAAAGTATGATATACCAATTCGGTAATCTGTCTCGTTCATATTATTAATACCTTTGAGAGTCATAATATCACCAGCTAACTTACTGTAGTTCTCATACCATAAGATATTATTAGTTTCATCAATAAGTCCAGCAAACACTGAGTAGTGAGCTCTTACACCATTACCCTTAGGACTAAGATTGTAGACTTTAGATATAGCAATTGAACCATCTGAGATTGCATTACCAGCTGAAGGTACAATAGTTCTCGGTGGTAAAGCTGATACGTTACCAGTTTGACCTTTAAAGTTTTTATTATTATTAGTAGTTCGGTGAACCTTACCTGTACCATCAGCTTCAATATCTTTACCATTAACACTTGCCACTCTATCTCCAGATGGGAATTGGCCATTATCATTGTATGGATTATATCGATACTTGTATTGAAACTTATCAAAGCATCCTCCAAGACTCTCTTTAATCTTATTAAGGATCATTGATCCTGAAGCAGAGTAATCATTATAAGATTTGATATCTGGTGTATATCTATACACTTTATCTGTATTCCTGAATGATCGACCCTCTTGTGCAAGTTTATTAAGTTCTGAAATATTCTTTTTACCAGCTAATACTGCTTGTGTGTTTGTCCAAGCTTTGTTAGCAACACCAGTAATCTCAACAAACCCATCTTGAAATAATGCTGGTATCTTATTAAAGATTGTTTGATCTAAATCATCAAGCATGTTAGTCATTGATGCACTCATAGTACCTACTCCGAAGGTGTTACCTGAATTTTTTGTAGAAGCAGCTTGTGCCATCCTGCCTACACTATCAGAAGTTTGCAAAAATAAGTTGCAAGGTGAATTAAGACAATCTTTAAGCTGTTGATTTAATGATTGTTGATAACCATCATCAAACATCGCTGGGGTATCAAATCTATTTTGCATCTCTCTTATAGAAGAAGCAAAGATAGGATTATTAGATGTCTTCTTTGTATAATAATCTAAAGTAGACCAGTCAAGAAATGCACTGTTTAGAGTTAGATTCTTAATAAAGCTATCAGCTGCTGATAGGTTACCATTAATAGCACTGTTGTATCCAATTGCTAAATCAAAATCTAACTCAAATTCTGGATCATCAACAATATCGCAAAAAGGGGTATTATACTTTAAGTATTCTTTACTTATAGCAATTCCCTGAAGCTTCTGATGAAGATTGTTACTGTATATTACCATTACTGACTTTGTGTGATTTGCTGCAGCACATTAGAAATAAAGTCTGACTTTATAAATTTATACGGTGTATTGGCTTTAGCTTTAAATATATAGTCTGGTTTGTTCAAAAGGTAAACTACCCACCATAACTCAATAGTACCATACAACTGAAATGATAACATAGTCCATGGTTTATCACTAGTTAGAGTTATTTCATCAATAACGTTAGAGTCAATAGTCTCTGGAAAAATAACTTTGTTTAATAGATTATACGTATAAAAAGACTTACCATCATTATTAACAAGACCAACGTTAAATATATTTTCATATAGATTACGACTTAGCCCTTCAAGCTCTTCAACTTGATTTCTTTTTGCTCCATTGATTATTGTGCTCATAATTAACTACCGAAAGATACTGTTCCGTTACTAATGTTTGTGTTAAATGCAGGTGACATCATGGTATTACCATAATCACCTATAAGAGATTCAAATGTTAATGATACATTATATGCATCTGGTACTGGTACCGATATATCTGTTGTTACAACATTACCACTCTTGTTAAGAGACGGTACTGTAACTGTAGAACGTCTAATAGTTCCGAGAAACTCAACACTCATATTACTAATATAAGCATATGGCATGGAAAATTGACCAGGTACAGATATAGTATATAGCTTTGGTGGAGGTGTTCTTGAAAATGATGTTTTGTATGATTTATTCTGGAAAGTTAAAAGCCAGAGGAGCTCATAGTTCTGTTGAATAGGATTTTGTGTACCACGTTGGATGGTATTGATAAGCGGAAATGTTATAGTTTGAGACTCACCTGTCTGCCCTGTTTGAAAATATTTAGGTTTTTCAATATAAACACCTGGTTGTGAAATATTAAGATAACCTGTTGAAAAATTCTCAACGATTTCTGTTGCTCCATCAATTAAGCCTGTCAATACACTATCTTTTTGTCTATCACCCCAAGTGCTACCAACACTTTGACTTATATTATACATAGGTAATCTATACTGAAAACCTGTAGGTTCAGTTAAGTAAATACCTTGTATAGAGTTAAGGTTATGATTTTCAAGAAGACCTGAGTCAGATTCTGTTATACCAGTGCCAGTAGAGCTTGTAAACTTATCTATCAAATCAGAAGCTTTTTGAAAGAGAGGATTTTCTGTCATTGTACCTAAAAGTGATTGAACTGTATCGTTACCGTTCAATACATCACCAGCTTGTTTAAGTGCTTTTTTTGAAGCATTAAGGTAATATAAAGCACCAGATATAAGAGAGCTTAATCTCTGTTCTCGTTCAATAAGAAAAGCACATGGCTGTTTATCTAAAGCTACAGGTGATGCTTTTGGTCCTGAATACCAAGAAAAATTATTAACTACATCAATCACATTATTAGCAGGCTTAAGAAGTGGTTGTGCATCCTCATCCTTTAATTGTATAGTTGAGACACCATCTACACCAGGTGCAGCTATATCCACACCAGTTCTTGTAGTTGAATCTTCTGTATTTATTAGTAATGTGCTCATTAAATTTTAAGTAAATTGTTCATTCTTATAAAACATATCAGTAAGTTTGTCTCGTTTTAAATCAATTTCCATAGGACCTGCTGGACTTTGACCTCCTTTAGCAGCTAGTGCAATAATACCATTCTTAATTGCTACTAGAGTCTGAAGTTGTGCCTTTCCTAACTCTCTCATATCATCAAATACTTGTGCTGAACCAATATCAAGTGTAGAAGGCCTCATAAGCTTATCAAGAGGTCCACCAGTCTTCAGAGCTAATACATCATCTTTACTATTAATTCTTACTGTCTTACCACCATGCATAATTACACCATCATTAATTTTTGGTTTTACTCCTGATGCAGCATCAGCAGGTGAAATGCCAAATGCATTCATCACCATACCTCCAATATTGGTTGTATCAAAATTATCTGAAACAATTTCAGCTACTTTTCTTCCTAACATATCACCAAGGAAATATGCTGGAAGAGATAATATTGGGACAGGTGCTACTAAAGCTGCAGCAAGAGCACCACCACCAACTCCACCAATACCTTCTACAACTCGGTCACCTATTTTTTTCTTTAACACTTCAACTCCATTTTCTGGGTCATTAGCATATTTCTTTATATCGTGAGAAGCGAATGCTGTTTCAATAAGACCTCCAATAATAGGTATTCTCTTAGCTATGCTTTTTAATACAGGCTTTACTTTAGGTAATAAATGCTTTGCTATCATTCCTTTAGCACCTTTAGCTGTATTTATTACTGCTCCTTTGACTGTTTGAAAGGCCTGACCAGCTCTACCTGCAACAGCTCTTGTACCTCTGACAATAGTGTCTTTTGCTTGAACAACCTTACCACCAACAAACCTTGCAGCTTGAGTTGTTTTTTCTACTCCCTTAACAGCAACATCTTTTACAAACCCAGCACTTTTTTTCAAAAAGTCTAAAGCCTTTTGTCCGCCAGGAATAGACTTTACTACATTTTTAGCAGCGTTAACTACAAAGTCCTTTATACCCCTAAAAAAGTTTCCTAAGCTTCTAAATGCTGAAGTAAATGCACCTTTAAGAGCTTGTACTACTTTAGAGTTTTTGATTTTATCAAACACTTTACCTATAGCTCTACCAGCAGCTCTAAATGCTTTAAGAGCAGCTCGGCCAATACTACTAAGCACTTTTTTTGCTGCTTTAAATGCAGCTCTAAATGCTTTTATAGCTACATCTTTTAGCTTCTTAAGTAATTTAGGTATTTGCTTTTTAAGATATCCCCACAGCATCTTTATAAATGGTAACAATGCTAGCCCACCAAGTAATTTATCAATAAAGCTCTTACCTTCTTTCTCTGCAGTTTTATTGCCGGTAGCTTCTTTTGCAGCGTTTGAAACATTACCTTCTTTCTTTACTCTAGATGTAGTGGATGACTTACCTGCTTCTGGACCTGGATCAATAACATCTTTAAGAATTTTAAAGATGCTTTCATATCTAGATTTCTCATTAGATGATAGAGTTGGGCTAACAGCTTTAGCTTTTTTACCAGACTTACTATCAACTACAACCCCTTTTGTTCTAGGATTACCAACAGCTGCACCTGCTGCAGCCATTTCTTGCTGAGCATTAATTATGCCCAACCCGTCCATTAAACTTTCTAGTGCTGATCTTTCTTCTGCCACATAGATATTTAATCATAGAGCTTTAGTCTGCAGCCAAGAAACCTGCATCTATCTCTATAACCTTACCATCATCAAAGGTGAGAGATTCTGTTTCTATTGATTTAGTACCTGAGATATAATCAATAATACTATTATTTAATGCAAGTGGTAACTCATTAACAATACTAACTCTCTCATAAACACTAATATCGTTAAAGTTTATAACTACATCACTGATCTTAATACTATCAATATACTTAACAATTTCGTAGATAAGAACTAGCTCTATACTCTGTGTCTGTTTCTGATCATCAGTAAGCTTACCAAACTCTGCAATTAATTTTGTATTAATCTTTGTATCAGTATCAAGAGTAGGCACTCTTAATGATACCTCAACACCATTAACTTCAATCTTCTTTGTAAGCTCAATTTCTTTAATATCGTATGGCTTAAGAGTTGATAGTTCATACTGCTGTTCATCAATTGAAAACTTATCACCGATAGATCCCTTACGCAACTCAATAAGAATAGGAGCACGATCACATAGTAGAAATTTAATATCTTCTTCACAGTTATCTTTTATCATACTATTAAAGATACTACCAGTTTCGATAGAACCTTCAACACCATCAAAAGCAGAACGTAGCAGCTTCTTCTGCTGAGTAACATTAAACTGTTTAAATGTTGCTTTCTTGTTTGTAGATGGTACCTTAATAGAAATAGTATTTGCCTCACTTACCTCTTTTAGATCCACTAAAAAGTTCTTTACATCTGCCTTCACACTATTAATTATTCTCTTGTTGCTGTTTTGCAAGTCGATCGTTTTCTTCTTTTACCTTCTTATTATGGTGGTTCATAATAATTTTAGATTCTATTGGTGACATTTTAAAAAATAGATCAGAGCCTGGGGTAATTACATTCTGGAAAAAGTATATCATATTATAGAACTGATCTAAGTCAGTAGTATAAATGTTACTTATAAAATCAATAACACCATTACCAATTACATCTATACCAAATCGTTCAACTCCTATAGATTTATTCTCATCAATAATTGTAACATCTAAAAGATCACTAGCAATAGTATTTATAAATTGTTTTATTCTACTAAAGATACTAGAAGGTAGATTATCAAGAACATCTGCTTGCTCTTTACTAGTAAGCTCATAGAAGTTGAGGGTCTTATCACCGATAGTTAAATTCTTAATTGAACTCGTAAGTAAATCATCTACCTTATTAAAATATGATAGTGTAGGTAAGTCTAATGTAATATGTACACCATCTTCTATAAAGCTAGTCTCAAGATCTTTATAGTTAGATTCAAGTGAGTCAAGCAGTGCAACTAGACTAATATCTATTTGCCTTTCATTACTGTTAATAATTAACTTTTCATCAACAAATAGCATTCTAATATAGATTAATATATAGAACCTATCAAAGATATTTAGATCAGCATCTAATACTGTACTCTCAAAGAAAGAATTAAGGCCTTCATAGTCTTTATTCTCTGCAAACTTAGCTATAGTTAAATACTGTTGATTGCTAAGTTCAGGTATTCTACGTTCTTTACCACTTGGTAACCTTATCTTAACACTAAAGCTCATCCCTACCTGGGAATATTTATATCGTAGTGTGAGAAAGTCCAACCTACAGACCTCTTAATATCACTCTCAGATAGCTCACCATAACTCATTTGATCAGCTGCCATACTTACTGGCACACAATTATGAAAATTAGTTTGCTTACGTACTTTATACTCATGAAAACCACGTCTAGGGTTCTGAGATGATCCCCATTTATCACCATAGAAAGCATCTGTTCTAGAATACTGAGCAACAGTTATATTACATTTTATATCATTCTCACCATCTTCAATTAAGCCTTTATAAGAAGTAGCCACGATCCAAGGTCTAATAAAGAAGTCAAAAATATCTGTATTGGTTTCTAGAAAGTCAATAGAGAGTCCATTGGTACCATACTTACCTCTTGACTCTCCATAGTAACCTTGAATGAATCCACCTGCACCTCGTATATCGGTAGTGTTTACTTGTACATTTTCAGTAGGCATAGATACACCTTGTGCAAGTAAATAACCTTCATCATTACTAGAGAACTTATCTATAAGCCCTGTCTCTACATGAAATGATCCAGGTTGGAAATCATCAAGAGTTTGTTTAATATTTGAGCCAACATTAGTTAGAGTACCATCACCATCACGTCCAGAGAAATAAACCCCCCAAAGATTCTTGAGGGGAATATCACCGGCCCAGTCCTGGTGGACTTTGATCCTCTGTTTAATTGGCTGTGCCATCTATCTTACTGCTCTTTTGTGTAGTAGTGGTACGAAACTGTTGAGTTAACTTCAACTGTAGCACCGGTACCATCAGAGATATTATAAGCAATGTTATCAATATTACGAATGGAAGCACCAACAAGCTTATATTGAGCTACTGGCTCAAGCTCTTTGTCGAGCTGTGCAAGTTGGATAAAGAAATCATCATCTGGAGTACCATACTCACCAGTAGAGTTAAGGTCATCAAACACTGAACGAGAAGCACCTTCAAAGTAGTTACGAAGTTCACTATCAGCATCAAGATAGAAGTTAAGAGCATAAGCATCTGAACCTGGGTAGGTTGCAGCACCTGGAATGTTCAACTGAAGACCCATATAAGGTACAGGAACGTTAGTAATGTTACGTCCTGGAAGAGAAGCTGTCTTGACATATACAAGATCATTCTCACCAAGAGCTGGAACACCTTGAAGCTGCATTTGCGTTACCCTGAAGAGAAAGTCTCTTGAGAAGTCACGATCAGCTGCAGCACGATAGAAATTCTGAATTGTCTGGTTTACGGGCATACTAATATTTATGCGTTATACATGTAAATTGTACAAAAAAAGAGGATGTCTTTCGACCTCCTCCTTTATGGTTTAAAACTATTGAACTATTAGTTAGATACGATTTCCTCAAAATTCGTTCCTGTTCGAACAGCAGCGAAGTTAACGAGGATAAATTCAGCAGTACGTACTGGCTTAAGATAAATGTCAACAACAAGCTCGTTCTGGTCAATAACCTCTGGAGTGTTATTACGATCATCACAAACAAGCATGAAGTCATATAGACCATCATCAGCTTTAACACGCTCAAAGAACGGTGTCAAAGTGTTAATAACCCTTGTACGTGTAAACAATGTATTGTTCTCAAAGAGGAAGAATTGCATTGTCTTCTTCGTAATCTTCTCAAGATAGAGGAAAGTACGACGAACATTAACTCTATCAAAGGCACTTGGCTTTTTA